CGTATTTATCGCCTTTTCGGTCATGTTGACGGCGGGTGAGTTCGGTCCAGGCCATTGGGGTCTCCGTTCAGCTGCACAACCGAACAGAATCACAACCTGCTGAACTCACTCAACTAGTTTTAAATCAGACTCTCAGAGGCATAGGCCGGGAAGTCGTCGGGCTGCCAGTTATTCTGCGGGCTCACAAACTGGCCGCGCACCGCGTTGAAGTTTGCAGCGCGGGTTTGGCGCGTGGTCAGCGTCATCCCACCCTCGCGCGCATCATCGGCTGTGAGCAGGCTTGACGGTATCCGGTAGGCGCCCGCGCGCATGAGCCATTGGCCTGCCTGCCAGATACAGCGCCCGGCCATGGCGGTCAGCATTGCCTCGATAATGGTCTTAGGCGTCTCCGAGAGCGAGACCACCCCGTTGCAGCTGTAGCGTGGCTCAAAGCCCCCACCTGCTAACGCCACCTGTTCATCGCAGATATTGGCGGCCTCAATCAGACTATCGGTCTCGATCCCGTCCGGCGCACCGATGCCCGCCCCAATGCCATAGATGGGATGCGCCATGTAATCAGCCACGCAAAGCGCTGCATTCTCAGTATAGCCGCGCGCGCCAATACGTGGATCAAAGACATCGTCCTTGCCCTCCATATCGACCGTGATGTTCGGGATCCCGCTCGGGAAGGCATCCGGATCATAGGTCAGCCGCAGATAGATCGCAGCACAGCCTGCCAACCGATGAGCGGGCGTCCAGAGCTCAGGTGCGGCCGTGATCAGCCCCGCGAATGCGCTTTGATCGTCACGCCCGAGGCGTTTCTCAATCGCGAGTTTGCCTGCCCACCGGCCTCGCGCGACCCCTGCGGCATTCACCGCCATCTCACCCTCGAAGTAGATCGCGCCAATCGACTTCACACGGTGGGCGGCCAGCACCACGACGAGGTGCAGGTCTTTGTCCTTGTCCCCTGTCGAATGCAGAAAGGTGATCACGCCACCCTTGCGGGTCCGACCATAAACCATCTGGCGCGGCATCACCGGCTCGCGCACGGTCACCGTGCGGGCCTGCAAGGCGATCTGGCCCACAGATGGCTTGGGCATCATGGATTGTGCCGCCGCCGAGAGCAGCATCGACGCGCCGAAGTTGGCGGCAAAGCCAATCAAACCCGTCGCTGCAAAAGCGGCCGCCACGCCGCCCGCCGCGATCGCCGCACCGCCAAGTGCGACGGCGCCAAGAATAATGGGTGGCATGGATCAGGTTCTCCAGGCGAGACGGCAAGAGCTCAGCGGCAGGGTCACAAGCCCCTCGGGCGCGACGAAGGCTGCCCGCGCGCCGATACACACGCCAAAAGCCTCAGGCTCTCCGCCCAAAACAATATCCCCGCGCTGTGCAAGGCGCGGATCGGGCAGCGGTTCTCCAAGCAGGGCGCGCACACCATCTTCAAGCCTGTGCCAGCCCAGCCGGCGCAGTACCCGCTGGCAGCCAAGGGGCGTGCGGTACCGCCCCCGCCAGAGGGCGGCATGGTCCGGCCCGCCTGTCAGATCCCGGCGCAGATCAAAGGCCCAAGTCGCGCAATCATGCTGGCCCCATGCGAAGGGGCGCGTGCGGGCATCAGTTATAGCGGCGGCAAACAGCTGTTCCCAATGTGGGACGCGGACGGCCATGTGGATGACAACGCTGTTCCGTTCCATCATCCCCGCCCCCAGGTGATCTCTTGGTCCTGGATCGCGGTGACATGCGCAAAGCCGAGATCGCCCGTAAAGAGCACCTGCTGGTTTTCATGGGTGTAGCGCCAGTTGCGTGGCACATTGAGATCAATGAGCCGGCTTTCATAGCTGATCGTGATCCGGCAGCTTTGCACATCTTCCTGGATCTCCGGCACATCAAGGCGGCCGGTGAAGGCCTGCACGGGATCGGCGATGATCTGACGATCCTCGGTCAGAAGGGCCAGCCAGATGCGCCCTGGCTGACCCTGGCGCGCTTCATCAATCGCAAGCCCCACCAAATCAAGCGGTACGCCAGAGAGTGAGACCGTGGTCCCAGAGGCCACAACATCCGAGGTTTCCTCAAGAGCCCCAAGCCCCAAAAGCACGCCGACGCCGGTCCAGGTCTTGCCGTCCCATTCCACAGGACCAGCCCCAGTCCAGATCCGCACCGTGCCGGATGGGAAGACGCCTTCAAACAAGATCGCAGGCCTGAGATCCGCGGCGTCAAGCGCATCGGCCAATGCCGCCGTGATGTCGCGGCTCATCAAATGGCCTCGCGTGCGGAGAGTGTGAAGCGGTGACGCGCTACACGCGCGATGCGGGTGGGAACCGCGGTGGTAGGGCGCAGCAGCACCTGCGGTCTGTTCACCTCCAAAGCTGTGTTGGCGGGCAGCGCGCTGCGCATGGCTGGAAAGATCGTCAGTGTTGCGAACCCATTGATATCCGCTGTTACATCGAAGGCGATCTGGTGCAGGCGCGTGTCGCGCGCGGCACCGATGGAGAGAAAGTCACCCGAGGCAACGGCAGGCAGGCCAGAAGGCCAGCCGAGTGTTTGGATGACGTTGCCGCCCGTGATTGGCGTTGCCAGCGTGACCGGTTGCGTCAGCCCTTTTGGCTCAATTGACGGGTCGGCAAAAAGCAGCAGGCCCCGGCCAGAGCCAAGCGCCGTCAGGGCCGCAGAGACAGACCGCGCCAGCGGTCCTGATTGCGCGGCAAATTCGATATCATATTCCCACCATTCCCCACCCCAGTCCTGCACCTCCATGCTGCCCGTAAACGGTGACGGTGTCTGGCTGGTGGCCGTGACCAAGCGCCGCTCGAGGTTCGCAACCCAGGTGCGCGGCAGCTCCACAATGACGCTCATGCCAGTCGCCCCCGGCGCATGGCATTGCCCACAGCGGCCAGCGCAATCCGCTCGAACTCGGGCTGGGCATTGCGCAACACGCTTGCCAGCTGTTCAGCCACCCCGAACTGCGCGCCGCGCGCATCAACATTGAGATGGACAGCAACGGGGATACTGCCGCCTGCACCACGCGCAACCTCCGATCGGGACAGCACCCGCTCGCCGCGCTGCAAGATCGTGGGCACCTCATCTGGGCGCAGCCCTGCCCAACCGCCGGCATGCATGTGGGGGGCCGCAGCAAAGACGGCTGCGGGGACCGACCGCGTATGGCCAGAGAGCCCCACCATGCCGCCCGCATGAGAGACCGCAGCGGCAACAGACCCACCGCCACCAAAGGCACCCGACAGCGCATTGGCGACGGGTCCCAGCACCGCGCGGCGAAACGCCAACACGGCAAGATCTGCCAAGATTGATCGCACGAGGCCCTTGAAGTCGAGCTTTCCCGTCTCGACAAAGCTGCGGAACGAGCTTTCGGCGCTAGAGAAGGCGCGGGATAAAGTTTCTCCAAGGCCTTTGCCCCAGTTCAGCGCATCACTGGCATAGGACTTCAAAGCCTCAGAGACCGCGCGCCAGCCGGTCACAATCTGTGCGCCTGCGCCACCACCAGACCCGCCGCCGCCCACGGCATCTCCGGCTTGGGCCATTGCTCCTGCCAGGCGGTCAGCGGAGGCTGTTGCCTCGTCAAGAGCGGCAGCGCCGTCCTCGCTAGTACCCGCAACAGCATCGCGCAGCGCGGCCCAAGACCTCAGCGGTGCGGTCGCGCCATTCGCAAGATCCGTGGCGGCCTGCCGGTAGGTATTGGCCGTGGCCAGCGCGTCGGCGGCAATCCCATCAAGCCCCAGATCAGGTGCCGAAAGCGGATTGTCCGCAAAGGCTCGGCGGAACGCCTCCGCAGTAGCCGTTCCTGCATCCGCTGAAGCCCCCGCAAAGGGGTTGGCAATATCCCCGAGGCTCATTTCACCGATTTCGCCAAAGGTGGTCTCGATGCCCACAGCCGCCAGCGCATCGCGGATCTTGCCCGTAAAGGCGTCAATCCGGGCGATCGCACCATTCAGCATCGCCTCGATGCCATCGAGCATCCGGTTCGCCGCCGCGTAAACAAGATCCCCGATCACAGCTGGCAGGCGCGACCAGATTTCGCGGACGGCGAGCAGTGCACCCTCAAAAGTATTGGCTGTGGCGTTACCAAAGGCGACAACGCTTTCAATCGCCCCCGCCATGCCGGTGGCAGCATCGGATTTGAGATCAAAAAACATCGCTGTTGCGCGCGCGCCTGCGGCCGAGGCGCCCATCTTGATCCGGTCCCAGACCTCGACAGCAACATCCTTCAAGAGGCGCATGGCCTCGCCAAAGCCGCCGGCACCTGACGTGAGGCGCGTAAACCAATACACAAGCTCGCCTGCGCCAACGATCAACGCGCCAATGCCAGTGCGGATCAACGCGCCCTTGAGGACCACCAGCGTGGTGGCGAGCCCGCGGACAGACAGCGCCGCGGCGGCCATCGCGGCAACCCAGCGTCTGGCGAGGAATGTGGCGAAGGTTCCCGCATAGATCGCGAGCCGGTCAAGGTTCGCCAGGACCGCGTCAAACGCGCGGCTGATCGGGCTGGTAGAAGAGGCCAGCGCCACAAACGCATTGGCGACTGCTTCCAGCGACGGGGCAAGCGCCACGGCTATCCGGTTGCGCACGCCCGTAAACACCTGGCCAATGCTGACCAGCGCCAGTTCGGAGCGACGCATTGCGGCGATGGCATCCGCATCAAGCACCGACCCAAGCGCCTGCGCCTGTGCGCCGAGCCGGGTCATCTCCGCACCGCCGTTCTGCAGCAGCGGGATCAGCCGCGTGGTGTCGGACGCCATCGCCTCGAGATAGAAGGTCATCTCTTGTTGGCTGACGCCTGCCTTCTCCAGGCTTGAGACGTAAAGCTGCAGCGCCTCAGGACCGGAAAGGCGGGCGAACTGATCGGCGGTGACACCAACGCGCGGTGCGATGTTCTCAAAGAAGTCCGCCATCGGGCCACCGCCCGTTTGTAGAAAATCCCCCACACGGTCGTTCACGTCCTTGAGGATATCGGCGAGCTTTTCTTGCTCAATGCCCACCGTGGCGGAGGCAGCCGCCCAGCGTTGGAACAGCTCTGGGTTGGCATTGGCGACCTGTGAGAGCTGGCCGATTTCATTGGCGGCAGCGACCGTCGAGCGGGTCATCGCAACGACAGCACCTGCGAGCGCCGTAGCAGCAGCAGTCGCTGCGATCTTGGCACGGCGCGCAAAGGCCGCCATCCGCGCGTTTGCCTGGTCTAGCTCGCGGCTCAATCGCCCCATCCCGCGTGTGCCCGCCTCACCGACACCTTCCAGCTCGGCACGTACCTGGCGACCGCCAGTCACAGAGAGGCGGACGGAGACACGTTTTTCAGCCATAAGGCGTCCTTGCAAAATGTATCATCACATGATACGTAGGGGTATGATCGTTAGTTTACGAGGAAAGCTTGCCGCTGCAGCGGTCCAGGACCGCTTTGGCAAAGGCTTTCCAGCCGACATCGTGAAACGCACGCGTGCCATGCTTTCGGCATTAGACGCGGCGGTCGAACTTGAAGATTTACGGTTTCCGCCGGGCAATCACCTTGAAGCTCTGAGCGGGGATCGCGCGGGACAACATTCGGTGCGCATCAACGGACAATGGCGCATCTGTTTCATCTGGACCGATCAAGGACCTGCACAGGTCGAGATCGTGGACTATCACTAGGAGGGCCTGACATGAGCCTTATCACCAATCCATCCCACCCGGGCGAAGTTCTGGCCGAGCTGTATCTGACGCCACTGGATATGAGCGCAATCGCGCTTGCCGCAAAGCTTGGCGTGCCGCGCACCCGGATCGAGCGCCTCGTCAAAGGCCAGACCGCCATCACGGTTGATACTGCGATGCGCTTGGCGCGTTTTTTTTCGACAACGCCAGAGTACTGGATGAACCTTCAGCGCGCCTGGGATCTGGCACGTGCCCGCGAGACCATCGATGTCTCAGGTATTAAGCCCCTCGAGGCTGCCTGATCCCATTTGCTCGCACATTTTGCGCACCATCACCGCCTCAATGGGTGGCAAGAGTTCTGCGATGATCAGGGGCGAGACCCCGAGGGCCGCCCCGAGGTGTAGGGCCGCACCCATGTCCCAGCCAATAACGGCACCGCCGCTCATGCCGCCGGCAACGCGGATCTGCCCGCCGAGGCGCTGAACCAAATCCCAGATCTGCCAGCCCTCGAGTGTGCGCGGCGCATGCAGGCTGCGCGGGCAGGCCGCGCAAACAGAGGGACACGCTGCGCAATACTCACCGCCCCCGCCGAACTCCCAGTCGGCGAGAGCGGTTAGGCGTTTTTTTCCGCGTCCAGTATCAGCGCGCCTGCGATGTATGTGGTCTGGAACGCCTCAAAGATCGGCCAGAGCTCTAAAAGGGCATCGATGCCCTCAGGCGTCAGAGGCAGAGGCTCGCCGTCCTCGTCGCCAACGCCCTCCCAATCTTTCACGACGATGCGCGCCACGGCTTTGGCCACGATACGAGCAAGATCATCGTTGGATGCGTTGATTGCAGCATCAGTCGCTGCGGCGATGATCGCCGGATCGCTGCGCGCGGCCAACATGATGGCGGTGGTCAAAGGTGCGACGAATAGTCGGACACCATGGCCGAGTTCGAGCCAGCGCGGCTCCGTGGAGAGGTTTAATCGCAGCATCAGTAATCCTCGCGGTCGTTGGTCAGCGTAACGGTGCACATACGACCAACCCCAGGATCGCTGGCAGCCTGCCAGTCGAATGTGGCCTGCACGCCTTGTGGACCGGAGATCTCGATCCGGGGGCGTGGGAGATAGACGGCGTGCGCGGTGACGGTCAGGTTCTCACCCGTGGGCAGCGTGTAGGAAAACGCAAGTTCGCAGGCCTCGCCATTGATCGCCTGGGTCACCAGCGTTTGATCGGCAAAGCGCACGACGACATTGCCGGTCAGGGCGGCGATAGACGGATCAGCACCGTCGATCTTGCCATCCGCCCGGATCGTCTCGATGCGATCAAGGTTGTTGGCATAGGTCAGGTCGGCCGAGACGACATTGCCGATGTTTGCGCCGTTTCGCGTGATCGCCCCGTTGAAATGCCCGAAGCGCTTGAGCGCGATATTGGTGGGCGATCCGGCCGCACTGGTCGTGGCAATCTCCTCGCCCTGCGCCACGATGCTGGCCGTTGCAGTCAGCAAGCCTGATCGCGCCATCTGCCAGTTGAGGCTGTCGACCATGCAGCCGGAATATATCGCAAAGCGCGGCACCTCGGGCATACCGGTCTCAACCGAGAAGCTCGGCAGTGCCCAGTTTCCCGAGCGAAACTCGTGGCTATAGGGGGCGTCAGCTCCCGTGGTTGTAGGGGCCCCAAATGCTGCCTTCAGCCAGAACCCGAACGCTTCCGCATCTATTGGCATGACGACATTGCCGTCCGCCGTCACTGCATCCTTGATCGGCGCCTGTGGATCACGCCCATAGCCCAAGAGTTCCGATGTCTGCAGCGGTTGCTCCGCCCCCAGCGAGGTGCTGGCGAAGGGCATTTTGGTAAAGCCGCTGACGGGCGGCGTGCCATAGGTCGTCTCAAACGCAAGCGCCATCTGCGCCCGCGCCCCTTGGGCTCGTGCCATTGTAATGTTCCCTTATTGGTTGGATATGCAGACGGTGCTGCTTGACCTTTCCTAAAGTGGCGGCCTAGCTATTCCGCGCTGCCTCAAGGATTACTCGAATGTTCAACTCAAAGCCTTCCGATACCCCCAATGCCACCGCGGCAACCGACCGGAAGCGGTCTGTGATTGCCGAGGATATCCTCATCGAGGGCAACATCGTCTCCCAAGGCATCCTGGAGTTTGGCGGACAGATCATGGGTGACATTACCGCTGATGCGGTTGTTCTGACTTCCACCGCACGTGTACGTGGGCGAGTACGGGCACGCCAACTCACCATCGATGGCGATTTGCAGGGCGCTGCTTCTGCGCTGAATGTCAGCATCAAGACTGGCGCCCGCGTGAAGGCGAACTTTGCCTATGAGACACTTGAGGTTGCTTCAGGCGCGCAGGTCGACGGCGAGTACAAGCGGATCAGTGCAGATACGTTTAAGCTCTAGCCCAGCGGATCCGCCGTCGCGTAATGCAAAACCACCAGCACCACGGCAGCCTTCAAGCTCGAGCCACCTTCGACTGGTAGATCGACGGACTCAGGTGCCTCAGGCTCCACCCAGTCGCAAAGTCCGCCAAGTGTTCGATCGGCGGAGATGACGGCGCCGATTTGCGCCGTCAGCGCATCAAACACAGCGTCCCTATGCGCGGCAGATTGCACGATCACCTCAAGCTCCGTGCGATGCTGATAATGATACATCAGCGGTGAAAGCGTCACTCCGGGCTCACCTGGATTGCCGTCGCGCAGGATCATAAGACCTGCGGGTGGGATGCGTTCCGGCAGAACTTCTCCGCGCAGAACAGGCACATGCGGGATCGTGCGTAACAGGTCCGCCAGGGCGGTCAGGATGGTTTCACGTTGGGTGTGCATCGAGTTCTTCGCCATTAGGGTAATATCTTGACATGTACGGCTTTTTACCGTACGAAATCGCGCAAAGGAGAGCCATCATGTTTGCCACCGAAAACATCACACCGACCCCAGGCAAAATGGAGGCACGCAAGGAATTGCGGCTGCATCGCACAGATGAAGCTCGCATCCGGGCCGCCGCAGCAGCAACCGGTTTGCAAGAGGCTGACTTCATCCGCCAGGCAGCGCTCTTACGTGCGCAGGAGGTCGAGCAGCGGCTGTCGCTCTCGATACTGCCCGTTGAGGCGTTTGAGGCCTTTCGAAGCGCCACTGAGGCGCCTGGCAAGGTCGTGATGGGACTGGCGCGCGCCGCCGCCGCTTCCAAAGGCCGTCTAACGGATGCCAAGTAAAGCACCGGAGAACAAACCCACCCTCGTGATTGCGAAGTTTGACAAGGCGCTGCATGACCGCAGCGCCTTTTCTTGCGGCTTTGGCCCAATCGACAATTTCCTGATCTCCTCGCTTTCGGATCAAATCAAGACCGGCACGATTGCCGCCTGGATCGCGACGGCAAAGGAAGATCCAGCAGTTCTGGGCTTCTACACTCTTGGTGCACTGGCCGTTCGCGCCAATCTCGGTCCGGGTAAATGGCAACGTGCCGGCGTGCCTGACATCCCCGTGATTTATATCCGCGCAGTCGCAGTTCGCGATGACATGCAGGGGCAGGGCCTTGGCACAGCGCTTCTCGTTGATGCGATGACGCGTTGCCTTGGCATCGCAGATCAGATGGGGGCAGCAGCAATCGTACTCGATGTTCTCAAGGACGACCATTTCGAAAGGCGGTGGGGCTTCTACGAAAGCCTTGGTTTCAAACCACTTGGGGATCCCGACAACCCGCAGCGCGTTTATATTCCAATGGCAGATATCAGGACGACGCTTGGCTGACGCCGGCATTCAAACTTTCTCTGAGACCCAGTTCGCCACGATCAATCCCGGTATTGCTGCCTGCGCGCGCTCGGCATCCCGGGCAAGATTGAGCCGTTTTGACAGCTTCACCTGTGGGACCAGGAGAAAGATCGGCACAGTACTCTGCCCGCGGCCGGTTTTCGACCGTGACGCTACGCCGAGCCCGCGTGTGTTCAAGCGGCCTTCGGCCACCAGTAAGCTTGGTCCCCTGCGCCGATAGACAAACCGAAGGCGCAGACCACGCCGCCTCTCCCATTCGCCAGGCGTGAGCGCCTTGCCGCGGCTGCCTTTGCCGGCCGCCGGCATAGGAATAGCAAGCCAGAAGCCGCCCTTTGACCGGATCAATGGGCCGGTGTCATGCGCCCCGATGATCTGAGGTGCATTGGACCAGACCAGTGCTGCAGCATCAAAGCTCTCGCCCGCCGCCGGATAGGTCTTTGACCGGACCGTATTGGCGAGCCGCTGACCTAGGCGGGCGCGCGTGATCTGGGCGCGCCAGTTGGATTTAAGATCGCCACCCGCCGCGCGTATGGCAGTTGTCACCGCCTTTTCGCCTGCAAGGATTTCGGCCTGCATTGCGATAACGATGTCGCCTGCGGCAGAGAGGTCGAGCTTCATGCCGGTGTTGCCTCAATGGTCCAGATCAGCCGCTCGCGATCACGCAGGGGTTCGCCTTGGATCAGGAAGGTTTCTTCGCCAAAGAGGATCTGCTCGTCGGGGCGGGGTGCGGGCAATTCAGACACGCGCACGTCGAAACGGAATGTTTCCGAGACAAGACGCGCCGCTCCGAACGTGGTCACATCATCATTGCGACGCGGGATTATGCGGATACGGGTGAACTGCCCTTCGCTGTCACGGTACCAAGCCTCAAGGGCGAGGTTCGGATCAGCGAACAGCAGATCGAGTGCCCCAGCGAAGGCGGTCATGTCTTAGTCCTTTCAGTTTGAACTCATGAGCCTGATCGCCAACCGCGGCCGCTTGTTGACCGGTAGGATGGATGCCTCTGTCATCAAATCGATCCAGCGCCCCTTGGCATCAACTTGCTGGCGGGCATAGAGCGGCAAGCCGACCGTATTTGCGGCCTCTAGCAGATTGGCGGGGCCGCCGTAGGTCGTAAACGTATCGAAAGTGCCCAGCGGAAAGGCAATTCCCTCGCCCACACCAATAAAGCGCTCTGTTGTGCCGTTCGACAGCGGAGCACGGCCGTTATACTCCTCGAACAAAAGGCCGCCAAAGGGAAAGGCCCGCCGCATGTCGTCTCGCAGCGGTTGCCCACCCGAGGCAGAAAAGAACTTGTAGGCGTCTTCAGTTTTGGGATGGCTGATCAGCTTGTCAAAGAACTCTGAACTGACCAGTGCATGGGCAGTACTCATGGTCTCGCCCATAAGGTTGTCTTCGATTGCGCGCAGCACCGTTCGGATCTTGGCCTGGATGTTGCTGCCCGCTGTCCCAAAGGCAAAATCGACGGAGATTTGTTCAAGGCCAAACTCTGCAAAATAATCATAAAGTGTGCTGCCCGCCCCGTCCTTGACGATACCGCGCAGCGCATTCATCTCCATGTACTCGCGTGTCTGTGCGTGTTTGCGCCGCATTACTGTGAGCTTTTCGGTCATCACCTCGGTTAATGGGTCAGCCATGTCTGACATGCCAAGCGCAGGTACACCCTGGATATCTCCAGGAAGGATGATGTCATCATGCGGGATCCACGGCAGGCTAAAGCTGCGCATGGACCGCATCTCGCGTGTGCCCAACGTTGCCGGCGCACCCAGCGGTACCGATGGGAGAAGGCTGAGCACGCCCTCACGCTGCTCAATGACAACAGAGCGCTGTGTGACGCCTTGGAAACGAAAGAGGCCAAGTTGGCCAAGGCGGGTGTAGAGGTTGGGCAGGATGTTGATGGCCTGCGTCATCTCGGCGAGCGAATAGCCGCCCGCGTCAAACGGGTTGCGGGTGATGGTCATGGGGGAACTCCGGGGCAAAAGGATAGGGGGGAAGGAAATGGGTTGCGGTGGCCTGCGTGAAACGCTGTGCGACGCTTCGTGCGCGGCAAGGTGCTGGCCGCGGCGTTAACCGCGCGAGGCGTTGAGCAAGGATCAAGCCTGATCGCGTGGTATGATCCCGATGGCGGTGAGCTGGCTGTGCTTAGTGGCGGTCTTGGCTGCGTCATCGACCGTAGCGTCAAACACCAGTGCCGCTTTTGAGACGATGGTGGGGCCGCGCATGATAACCAACCCTGCCGCGTCGGCGGATGTGGCATCAGCTGGATAGAGTAGAACAGCCGCTGCGGTCTGCGCACCATCCGTGCCACCTGAGGTCGCAAGCTTGTATTTGCCGCTGGCGGTAATCCGGCCGAGCACGGCGCCAACGGGATAGGTGGCGCCCGCCAGCAGGGTGATTGTTTCGCGGGTGAAGTTTGGGTTGAGCTCATATTTCAGCACATCGCCTATGCTGGGAGGCTTTCTGAGAACATTCATGTCGTGGATCCTTGTGGTCAGGAGATAAAAAGAAATCCCCCACCGGGGAGGAACGGCGGGGGATCAGGTGGCGGCGCAACAGGCTTTGAGCGTGCTTCAGTGCCTGCTGCCAGCTGAGGCAGCCTTCTTTGCGGCAGCCACAATCGGGCTTTCAGTGGGTTTGGGGAGAACGTGAGAGGCTGGCGCGGCGACGATATCGCGGGCATCAGCTGCAGTGGCTGCGCGTTGAAGCACCTGTGCGCGCAGAGCCTCGGGTGCTGTACCGTCACGAAGGGCTTTTGCTGCATCGATTGCAATACCAAGGCGCCCTGCTTGCGCCGCGATCTCGGCAATCTCTGCCGCGGCCTCGCGCAACTGCGCTGTGAGTGCTGCCAGATCGCCAGTCGCCGCGGCAACAGGTGCGGATGACGCAGATGGCGCGGGGGCCCTGTCAACTGACGATGCAACTGAAGAGGTCGGTGTCTTGCGCGCTGCAGGCGTGGTGGGTACCACCATGTCAATATCAGCGGCTGTCGTAGAAAGATCAGTATCATCTTGATCATCCAGCTTTGCATAATCGACATCCTCTGGCGGCGTGTTTTCGGTGTCAGGCGTATTGGCCATGGTGGTGTCCTTTCGGGTGATGGGTTGGGTGACTGATTGGCGGGCTGATGCAGTGGTTGAACGCGTCATCATGGAGACGGGCCGGCTTCCCACGGCTTGCCGAAAGGCGCCGAAGCCGCGTGTGAGATCGATGACTTCATCGGCGAGGCCCGCAGCCACGGCCTCCGCCCCGCGATAGGTTGCTGCCTCGGTTGCCAGTGCCGCTTCCTGGCTCAGCTGACCGCCGCGGCCGGCAGCAACAGTTTCTGCGAAGAGGAACCGCAGGACGTCTATTTCTCGCTGGATATCGTCCCGCACCGCTTCGGGCAGTGGCTCGTAAGGATTGCCCTCAACCTTGTGCTGTCCGGAATGGATCAGGGTTACGCGCATTCCATCCTGATCCAGCTGGCCGCTCAGATCAGCATGCATCACGACAACGCCGATGCTCCCGACCGCTCCAGTTCGTGGCAGCAGGATCCGATCAGCCTGTGAGGCCAGAGCATATCCAGCTGAGAAAGCGTGTTCGGCGACGAAAGCCCAGACCGGTTTCGATCCCCGTATTGAACGGATGCGATCTGCCAAGTCAAAAACACCTGCCACCTCTCCGCCGAAGCTGTCGATGTCCAGCGCAATGCCGCGCACGGCCGGATCGTTTGCCGCCGCCTCGATTTGGGCTGCGATCCCTTCGTAACTGGTCTGGCCGGAGGATTGGCCGATCCAGCTGCCGCGGTGGATCAGCACGCCCGCGATCTCGATCACGGCGATGCCATCTACAACTGGATATGGCGCATCTCCATGTTGGCGCAGGCGCTCTGCGAGGTTCCCTGCAAGAATGCTAGCCCGGGCGGGTAGGGCGGGGGTACCGGGCGCATCGGTCACATCGCTGCCTGACAGTTCCAGCTGCCGCCCAAGAATGCGTGGCCCAAGTCCAGACAGAAACGCCATGGCTTTGGAGGGCTCAACAAGTAGCGGCGTGTTGAACGCGCGTGCGGCAATGCGGGCGTGGAGCATCAGGATTGGTCCTTGGCTTGGCTTGGCTTTGCATTTCTAATCCTCATCTGGTAAGGAGATGATGAAATATGTAAGGAATGCGAAGATGCATGAATCGACGGTGACAGTAAAAGGCCAGACTACCCTTCCGAGGGATGTCCGGTTTGCGCTTGGGCTGACCAGCGGGGACAAAGTGCGTTACCTGATCCTTGATGGTGAGGTGCGCATCCTGAAGGCCCGCTCTGTCAAGGAATTGCGGGGCATCCTGTCGAGGCCCGGCCAGAAGCCCGTCCCCTTGGAGAGGATGGAAGAAGCGATTGAAGCCGGTGCACTGGATAGCGCGGAGAACGCTCGGTGATCGCGCTCGATACCAATGTCCTGGTCCGCTTTTTGGTTCAGGACGACCCGCTTCAGGCACAGTTGGCCACAAAGCTAATCGACCAATTGACAGACGACGCGCGGGGTTTCGTCAGTCGCGAGGTCTTGATTGAACTTGTTTGGGTGCTTGAGCGTGGCTACCGGCTTGGCCGGGCCGAGATCGCCGTTGCTCTTGATGGTTTGCTGTCAGCAACTGAGCTGGACATCGAAGGCTCCGATGAAGTCGCGCCTGCGATTGAACTCTACCGTAACGATGGATTTGGCTTCGCTGACCTGATGATTGCCGCGGCTGCCAGGCGGGTCGGCGCTGTGGAATTGGTGACCTTCGATCAAAAAGCCGCGCGCTTGGCTGGTGTCCGCCTCATTCAGGGCTGAACTTCACTATCCTTGATCTTCTGTGGTGGTTGGTCGGTCTTCGGAATCAGGATCCTCGGTTTCAACGATGTCTAACCCGGTTGGCACTTCCTGCACGCCCTGAGCAGGAGAGCCCGGCCGGCGGAAGTCGAGGCCGAGCGCGCGCTCACGTTCTCGTTCGGCCGCGATTTCGCGATCAACCTGTTCGGCGTCATAGCCACGCTCGGCGATGGCTTGGGTGCGGGATTTCAGCCCCGCTTCAATCGAGGCGATTTCGGCATTGGCGTCTTTGAGCGGATCGACCCAATCCCATTTCGTGGGCAGCCAATCCGCAGTTAAAAGGCGGGACTGGTTGGCTTCATAGCCAGGCAGGACGAGCGCACCCGACAAGACCGCCGCATCCATCCATCGCGCATAAACAGGGCGGCAGAGCTGATAGACCATGACGGAATGCTGCCAGGCTGAGACACGGCGGCGGAATTCGATCAACGCCAAGCGCGAGTTCGAGAAGTTCCCCTTCACCATGTCATTGGCGATGTAGGGGTACGGGATGCCAAGTGCGGCCGAGATTTGCAGCAATGTGCGGTATTGAAATGGCTCATAAGTGCCACCACTGTCGGCAGGCTGGCCGACGGTTACATCTTCGCCTGGATCCAGCCGTACGATCTGGCCCGGGCTGATTTCAACACCGGCGGGCGTTTCGTCATCCTCGGCAGGGGCAAGGGGGTTTTCCGGCGCAGGCGAGGTCACGAACATTGCGTACATCGCCGCAACCTTTTTGCGGTCGAGCTCGGCATCGTCGTACTGATCCAGCAGGAACAGCTTCACGATGGCGGGCGCGAGCTTTGAGACCCCGCGCAGCTGCCCGCCCTCGACGGGGTCGATGACGTGGATCACTTCTGATGCGGGCACGCGGACAATCTCCCCTGCCAGTCCCAGATCAGTGCTGTCACCAGGATGGCGACGGAAGAAATGATAGGCGACGCGGCGTCCAATCCGGTCAAACTCGATGCCCTGCCGGATGGCATTGCCGTTGGCCGCGATCCCCGTCTGTTCCAGCGGCAACATCTCCGCGGGTAGCATCTGCAGCTGCAAAGGCACGCTCAGCCCATCGCTTGGGCGGCGCATGCGGATGCGGAAGAACACTTCGCCTGCCAGAAACACCTCACGGGCGGCGCGGCGCTGCAACCCATAGAAGTCGGTCAGCCCCTCGGCATCCGCCTCATCAGTCCAGGCGAGCCACAGGCGCTGCAGCTCTTCTTTGCGTGCGGCATCCGCGATCTTCGAGATCGGCTTGATGCCATCGCCCACGGTGTTGGCGGCCCAGCTTTCAACCGCATTCACGGCATAGCCGTTGTTGCGCACCAGCCAGCGGGCGCGGGCGGTAATATCGGGACCAGAGGCGGCGATCAGCGCGTTCACATGTGCGCGCGTTGCCTGGAACCCGCGCAGGCGGCGGTGATGCTGGCCGGCATCGAACCCACCGATGAAAGCGCCCAAGCGTTGCCGCCAGTTCATCACAGATCCTTCATGGCATAGGGACGCAAGATGCGCCCAGTGCCGCGTTGAAGTTTGGCGATGCGCCGTTCGATATCGCCAATTGCGGCCGCGAGTTCGACGTCCGAGCCATAGGTCACGGTCTTGCCGTCATAGCTGACTGACCGCGTGCCGCTGTAACGCGCGGCCAGCAGCGCGCTGTGGCGGAGTTTCAGATCATCGAGGGTCATGCTCATTCCATGTATTTGGGCGTGCTGATTTTCCAGCCACGCCGCCGGGGGCCGCTGATGCGCCCGGCTTGCGGTTCGGTCGATGTATCGGTCTTAGCGGTTTGCGTGATGGCTTTCGTTTCCACGCCCGCCTGCTTCTCCAGCTGCCGCCACATCCGCTCGTCGAAGCGATCTGCCCCAAGGATCCACGCGGCAGCCCGCGCATAAACGCGGGTATCCAGCGCCTCATTCCGCTCGCGCAGCTTCTGCCATTCCTGACGGGCAAAGCCGCGCTTGTTGCGGATCGTGACCAACTGTTCGCCCACCAGCTGTTTGAGCCATTCGCTGTCAGCCCAGTCGGGCAGATGGATCGTGCCTGCCGGATCAGCCACGCCCAGTGCACGGTCTTCATTGCTCGGGCGCTCTATGCGCAGATACCGATAGGTCTCTGCCTTGAAGGTGGCAGTGGCGACCGTCCAGAGCCGGGCACCGCGCTTGAGCTTGCGTCCATTCACCGTGGCATCGACGAAGGTCGGCCCTGACACAGGCGTGGCGCGGTTGAACCCTTCCAAGCCTTTCACGGGGGCAACTTGCGCAATGCCCTGCTTGCGCGCCCAGGCATAAACGGCGGCGGACTCGTAGCCGGTATCGATTGCCAGCTTCGCCAGCGTCATGATCGCACCGTTCTCATGCGTCCATGTTCGGCCCAGCAATGCGGTCAGCTTGTCCCAGCAGGCAGGATCATCCGGCCCGCCCGGGATCACGATGTGATCGACAAGCCAGCTTTCCAGCCCGCGGCCCCAAGCCCAGACATCGACCTCAATCCGGTCTTTCTGCACATCAGCTCCGGCGGTGAGGAACAAGCCACCCATGGGCACCTGCGCGGCAAACACCTCGCGCCGATCCGCAAGCCGCTGCCACTCGGGTGCCTCACCGCTCTCAACCCAGGTCTCACCCAAGAGCGTGTTGCGCGCAGCGCGCAGCATCTCGTCCGAGCCTTGGGCTGCCAGCCAGTCCCGGGCGATCTGCTCCCAGCTTTTCCAGCCGATCGGCGAATAAAGCGCCGAGAGGTGGAAGCCGATAGCATGCGGGTTGTCGGAAACCGCTGTGCTGCGCCATTCACCTCGCTCAAGCATCTCCGTCTTGTGGTGTTCGGCGATGGGCTTCTCACAGCCCTCGCAATGGTAGGCCGCCGTTTCCGGGTGGCCTTTTGCCCAGCGCAGCCGCTCGAATTGCAACCACTGCATCGCACCACAATGCGGGCAGGGCACGTAATAGCGCCGCTGATCGCTGGCCTCGAACTCGCGTTCAATTCGGCTCAACCCCCGGATGGTGGGTGTCGAGACCATGAATACCTTGCGCCGATGCGCGAAGGTCGTTGTCCGCGCCTCGGCCAGGCTGACTGGATCACCTTCCTCGTCTGCCGAGGCCGGATAAGCATCAACCTCATCCAGAAACACATAGCGCGCGGGCATTGAGCGCAGGCCGGTTGCCGAGTTCGCCCCAGTCAGCACCAAGATCCCGCCGGGGAACTCCTTGGAGAGCATCGAATTGCCCGCATCGCGGGAGCGGGCGGGCTGCACTCGCTCCTTCAGCGCCGGGCTGTCCTCAATCAGTGGATCAATCCTGCCACGCGATGTGCGCTTGGCCATCTCAACAGTGGGCAGCACGGCCAGCATCGGCCCTGGTGCGTGGTGGATCACAAACCCGATCCAGTTATTACCTGCTTCCGTAGCACCAACCTGGGCGGCCTTCATGAACGTGATGCGCTGTGCCGGATGCCCGGGCGAGAGTGCATCCATGATTGTGCGCAAGTATGGCGTCCGCGATGTGCGGTATTGTCCGGGTTCGGCCGAGGCCCGCGATGACAGTTTGCGATGCGCATCCGCCCATTGCGACACCGTCAGGTCCGGATCGGGCCGTATGCCACGCCGCCAGACACGCAGGATGTCCTCGGCGCCGTCAAAGCCGAGGTCGAGACCTTCGGTCAGGTCGCGGTCGTCTTCTCCATCTGTGTCATTCAAGCGAGACGCGGAGGTCTGCCAGGGCGTTGAGCTGCTCTCGGACATGGGTTTCCAGCACCCTTTGCAGGATCGCAGTCTCGATTGTCACGGGCACCCCCGATACCTTCTCCATTTCTGCGGATAATTGCGCGGCCATCAGGGCGGATACGCGGGTGGGCCAGGTGACCCAAGTGTCGCGCTCCTGGCGCGCCAGTCGAAACACCAGTGTTTCCGCCCGTGCGCGGTCAACCAGCACGCCTTTCTTGCGCTGGATTGACAGTTGCCGCTCCTGGGCTTGGTAGACCGTCAGCGCAGTGCGCGCCTTCAGATAGGACGTGCTGTCGCCCGGGCCTGAGACGCTGCCGCCCCCGATCACTCCACCATCACCCCCAGCGCCCAACCCACCCCGCGACCGAAGCTGTTGGTCTGGATCGGTCATCTCGCCACGGCGTGCATCCGAGGCCGCTGCATTGATCGATCCGTCTGCAAACAGCACCAACCGGCCGTTCTTGCGGGCCTTCTGCACGGCCCCGCGCGACAGGCCCGTGCGTTCGGCATAGGCGCGTTCAGACAGTCCTTCCATGGCGATTGGTTTGACCTCAAAGCATTGGAAATAAACAGGAATAAAGATCTAATTGAGTTGATTACACTCCGCGATAGAGCGAATCTGGTCTCACGCAGACACGCTTTACCGGAGACAAAACCATGACCCTTGCAGAACGCTACAACGCTGAAGCCCAACGCCTGATGCCACACATGGCAGAGGATCTCGCAGTTGACGCTGGGATCGATAATGCGGGGCACATCGACGAGATCGTTTTCCGCCGCAGCGAGTACCTCGGCGGTATGGCGGCGGTCCTCCTTGCGCTGCTCGACCAGCACAAGTGAGGGCGATCCAATGAGCACCCGCGCACAAATCGCCATCCAGACCGGGCCCAACGTATGGGCGCACGTGTACTGCCATTTTGAATCGCCCCGCATTTACTGGAGGCTGATTTGTTCAAATATTATGCAGCTTTTTGATCTTGGTTCAAGCTTTCATAGAATGCCTCCTCTGCTTCTTGGGGCGGGACGTAGCCGATGGCACTGTGC